GCAGTTGGTTGTGCTGGTGCTGGTGTAGATGGTTCTACAACATCATCTTTATCCTTTCCAGGTCTAACGATGTAAACAAATCCCACTACTATAAGGACTGCAAGTGCAAGCACTAGTGCCATATCCATACCTTATTCCTCCGCCGCTTGTGCATCTTCTAATTGCTGAATCACTTGGATACATTGATCGCGCAATTGTCCGATTGTTGACAACTCTTCACCACGGAAACCGCCACGACCAGTTACAGTGTCAACAACTGCAACGGTACTTCGACATACTCGGTTTACCAATTCTACAACTTCACTATTCATTTAAATGTCTCCTTAGACCTTGCTAGTTTTCTGTAACGCTACCCAATACTCTACATTGGATTCTGTATTGACGAAGTGAGAAATCAGTTTCGAAGAAAGAGAAACATCATAATCGCCTTCAATCATTTTTAGGTTGGCGATGCTGAAGACATACTTGAAATCTTCAGATTCAGACTCGCCATCGACCGCAATATCAATTGCGTTGGAACTTGAACTTTCGTTATCAGCAACAGTAAGAACGATAACACCATCGACATTTCGTACTGAAACTTCAGAGTGACCAAGGACAGATGCTGCCTTCTTGATTCGGTTCATAGTCTCGCGGTCGAGTTTGAACCTGACGTCTGCATCAGGCATAACAATCTCGTTACTTGTCGTCGTAAGGATAGATGGATCCGAGTAAAAATACTTGATGCTCGAGCGACCACTACCATCCGAAATATCCATATTGTTTTCGCCGAAAGAAATACGTGGACTTTCTACGAGACTTAATGCGCTCAAGAATTCATTCAACTCATATATACCAAAACCCTTCGGGAACTCTTCATCGATAGTAGCACGTGCCAAGATAGTCTTTGACTCTGATACGGTTCGAAGAACATTGCCGGTTGTAATGACGATATTCGAATTGACAGAAGCGAAGTTGTTAAGAACTTGCATTGTTTGTGAACTTAATTCCATGATAAAAATAACCTTTTTTGAATATATAGAGAATTGTACATAATTTAGTTAGTGAATTCAAGCAATCTTGCTGAAATTTTTATGTTTGATAAATTCGATCTTGTCGTCGAACTTACCGTCTAAGAGTTCACCTTTGTGCGATATGATGAACACATTGCTATTCGCGTCGAGCGTGTCAAGAATCTTCGTAAGATTATCCACACCATCAGCATCCAAACTCGAGTCGAAAGTCTCGTCGAGTATGAGTAAGTTAGTTGCCACACTATTCTTCATGCGGGCAACCTGCCTCCAAGTAAACAACAGAGCGAGGTCGATACGCTGTTTCTCGCCTTCAGAGAAAGAGTCGTACGAAAACGCATCACGGTGCCTAGACTTGATCGTTTCTTTAAAGGTATCGTCTAGGTCGAATGAGACGTAGAAGTCGAGAACCTGTAAGAACTGATTTGTCAATTTATTGATCACTGGAAGATATTGTTTAATTATCTTAGTCTTTATTCCAGTGTCTTTCAACATTTCATTTACAACAGTGAAATAAGATACCTCGTCTGCGAGTTCAGACTTCTCCTCAACGATCGTTTCTTTCTGAGACCCAAGCGCAGATAACTCTGCTTCTGCTTTCTCTACATCACTCGTGTTCTCTTCAAAGGTAGCGAGAGAAGATTGTATCGAAGCAATTCTTTTCTGATGAGTCGCGACCTCAACCTGCTTCTTATCCCGATCAGAGATCTCTTCAAGCAAAACCTGAATCCGGTCGCTTATGCCTTCCAATGTCTCGTTGAGTTTGGATATCCTTGCTCCTGCTTGTAACCTTCCGTCTTCGAGGTCGTCCCACTTCTTTGCTGCTGTTTGGGTCTTTTCCTGTTTAAGTCCTTCGTCAATACCTTGATCACAGGTGGGACAGGTGGTGTTATCTTCATAAAACATAATCTCTTTATTAAGTGCTTTCTGTTTGGTGCCGAATTGAGTGTCGAATTTTTCGAACTTCTTTATTTCTGCAGAAGTCTTCGAAGACTCACTCCTCAATTGCTCGAGGGTATTAGTGTCAACTTCTGACAATTGTATACCCGCTATTGTTTGCTCGAGGACAGCAATCTCTTGCAGTTTCTCGTTCTTCGCTTCATCATTCAACGCATATAAACGATTGACATATTTCTTCGCTGCGTCGATCTTTACTTGAATCGACTCGAGTTCCATGACATTCGCACGAACACGTTCTTTGAGAATTGACTGCCGTTCCTTGAGGATACCATTCATCTTTGAGAACACATTGATATCCAATAGATCTTCGATAACGTCCCGCCGGTGTTGTGCAGGTAATTGCATGAAAGGAATAAAACTGCTGCTACCCAACACAACGATCTGGTGGAATGATTTGTGATTCAACTTGAGAATATTCTGCTCTAGAACTTTCTGGTACTCTTTGTTGTGTGAGTCTTGATTGACGAGTGTTTCGTCTTTCCAGATCTCGAACTTGATTGGTTTGATGCCCCGCACGATCTTGTATTCAGACCCCAATGCATAGAACTCGATTTCAACAACACAACCTTTGTTATTGATTGAGTTGATCATCTGGTTCTTGTTGATGTTGCGATGTGCCTTTCCGAATAATCCGAAAGACAGCGCGTCGAGCATGGTAGATTTGCCTGCGCCGTTTTGTCCAACGATAAGTGTAGACGAAGTCTGGTTCAGGTTAATTTCAGTGAAGTTATCGCCCGTAGACAAAAAGTTACGGTATCGAAGTTTTTTAAATGTGATCATACTATCTCTAAGGTTTGTGCTTCAACCATTAATGTGTGGACCATATTCTTGATGCGGTCTTTATCCAAGTGCGTATCTACAGCGTCAACATAACTATACAATAAATCTTCGGTCGATTCAAGAGAAATTTTGCCGTCCTCAACAGAAGACCCGACAAACTCTTCGAAGTTCTCTGCAATCTTGAGTTCGTGAATCTTTTTATTAGAGATACGATCTACAAACTTCTCGAACAACTTAGGATCAGATTTATTTACAACAATAATCTTGACGAACTTATCTTCGACGTCCGGAAGTTTACCCACCGAGTATTTGAACTCTGCTTTATCCACTGTGTCGTCGTAGTATACTCTCTCGAATAATCTAACGGGATTCAGAACAGGAGTGAGTTCTCGCGTATCAGTATCGAACACGTGGAAGTATTTTGGATCGTGCGCGTCGCTCCAGAAAAACTCCATCTGAGACCCAAGGTAATGTATGTTACCACTAGATGACTTAGTGTGGAAATGACCCGTTAGAACAGTCTCGAACCTTGAGAAAGCCTCGATCGGCATGCCGTCGGTGCAGGGTATACCTGCTTGCATTTCGAACCCAGAGAGTTCGAGGTGCGCCCCGACGTGAGTCGCTTTACACTTAGATAAAAAGCGTAATGATTCTTTTTCATTCTCATGATTTATCCAAGGGAGCAATGCGAAATCGAGACCATCATAATTCACCACCATTGGTTTTTCGATGATGCGGACTTCTGACATATAATGCCCAAGTAATTCTTTCAGAGCATTAAGGTTATTGGTGTTCTTGTAATAGACATCATGATTTCCTGGTATGATATCCATGTGAATCTGTAGTTCTCTGAGTTTCTCAAGAAAGATCTTCCGATTGTGCTCGAGTGCTTTGAAATTGATAAACTTGCGATTGTCATAATAATCACCGAGATGAAGAATCTTTTTGATGCCGTGCTCTTGAAGATACGGGAAGAAAACGTCACGATAAAATTTCTCCTGATAGTCCATAAACACTTCAGACGAGTTACGAATACCCGCGTGAGTGTCGTTTAATAATGCAATTTTCATTTACTTGCTCGCAAGTTGTACGACGATTACGAATAATAACATATTTGTCATTAACAATTCAAGTGCTAATATTGTATGATACCAGACCCAGCGAGTTTTGTACGCGTTATCGACGGAGATATCTTCTGGATCTGGGTCTGTCACTAGTGATTTTGGTTTTTTCTTAAACCAACTACTCATAAAATCCATCGTAATTATCGTCCTTTAAAAACTCTGTAAGATCGGAATCAACTTTGCGCTTCCGCTTCTTATACTTCGATGCTTTCTCATAATCAGAAACAATGTCATCTGATTTCTTTACAGACTCGATTCTTTCGCGTAGACTATCGACAAACGCCTGTGTTTGTGCAATTGATTCGTCGTCTGCTTCTTCCGCAGAAATGAGGTCTAGGATATCTGTTTCGGAAATATACTTCATCTTAATGTCTTGCTGCTTCTTCTCCTTTTCTATTCTGCGGAGAAACGCATACCATGATATCTGAGTGAAATATGCAAACGCATTCGGTTTACCGGTGCGCGTAGCAGTTTCTAGATTATAGTTGTCGATCGCTTTCAGGCAATTCTCAACAGCATCCATCATCATCTCTTCACGGTATGTGTAGCGAACAAAGTTTGCTTTGTGAGATAAACCGCCCGCAATCTTCAGAAAGCAAGCAGCAACATAGTCGCCGATTTGCGGTTTAGGTTCTCCACGTGCTTCGCATTCTCGCGCGGACTTTACATACTCGACCACTGCAGCAGAGAAGTCAGCGTTGTTCACGTAATGGGGTTTTTCTTTCGCTTTTGCCCTTGAAGACATTTTCAGTACCTCTTTAAATATTTCATTAATTATATAAAACGGAGATCAAAAATTCAAGTATTAATTTAGTTGTTGAAAAACTGATTTAAAATAGGTAAAATAAAGACATGGCGCTGAGGGAAGAATATAAGAGTTTCAGTGTACTGTATCATCGTCTTTCTTAGGAAATTGTAACACTGTTCCTTTAGAATTATCTTCTTTGGAACTTTTTTCTACTGGTTCTAAATCTTCATCTTCATATGTTGAGTAAAGATCACCGAGTTCATCTACTATATTTTGAATGTATTCGTTATCCAATGCATCGTAGTAAGATTGTCTCATCTTAGAAATGCTGTGTAATTGAGATTTGGCGACAGTATATTCTTTATGAAAAGATCTTGTTGGTTCGCAAAGCGCGATAACCTTATCACTAGACAAAGAGATATAATCTTCGTCGCTTTCCATCATCGCAATCCAAGGTTTAAATAAATACTGAGGTTCAGTCGGGTTGGTACTATTTCTTAAAAGAATTAATGCGTTTTTAATGGTGAAATCATTATCCTCTTCTGAAGGAAAATCGACTACCTCGCATGCTATCTCTTCGCCTGAAACTAATTTAAACTGAATCAATGTACCAATCATATTTCTACCGCATTAATTTTATAAGGAAATTTCTCTCTAGTATATATCTTGATTCTTTCGCCGCTGTGGAGGAGTGTAAAATTCTTCTTAGACTTCCAGTGCAGATCATCTGCAATATCATAAAGTTTAGTCACTGAACCATCGTCCGATAATCTAAGTCCCCGACCTATTGATTGGAGTACTCTGATTTGACTTTTTGATGGAGACGCAAATACAACATTATGAAGATTTTTGATGTTAATACCAGTGGAGAAAGTACCCAGAGAAGCGAGTATAATGCTATTCTTTTGCTTGTCCACAATATTCCGGATTTGTTCGCGGTCTGTTGTTTTGGTTTCGCCTGAGACGAAAAAGAGTCTTTGTCCATCTTGCAATCTATCCTCGATCAGATCCCGTAAAACCTTGCCGTGACGATCCACAAGGTTAAACAGAACAAGTGTATTTCCAGTTTGATTAACCGCAAGGTTTGCGATAAATTTGTTTCGCTTTTCGTATGTGACGAGGAAATCGATTTCATCTTGATAGGTTCTCCCTTCTGTTAGTTTACGATATTCGGCATCATACTTTAGAAGAATAACATCGATGTCTATCTCAGCGAGCGCATTCTTATTTTGTAGTTCGTGGGTCGTGGTAACACGCTTGGTTGGACCGAATAATCCTTCGAGGACCAACTCGTTTACCTGAGTGCCGTCTAATGTTCCTGTGGTTCCGAAACGATATTCGGCGTAGATCGCTTTATTCATTATAGACGACAGCGACTTGGACTTGAACCCATGAACCTCGTCGCCGATGATACAACCGAACTGATGAAACCAGTTGGGGTGTAATTTATAGATTGACTGCCACGTTGATATGACAATCGGGCATTCTGTTTCTTTATCCTTTCCCGAGTAGATACGGTGACAATTTGTTTCTACATCATACCCATAGTCTTGAAAGTCTTTGTACATTTGCTCAACAAGAGAAGTCGTCGGGACAACGAGCAATATCTTCTTACTATTGTTTTCGAGATACCACCGCGATAGAAGATATATTATAAACGATTTTCCTGAACCGGTGGGAGACAATAGAATGCAACGCTTTCTTTCAATACCATGAGTGATCGCGTCATATTGATAGTCTCTAGGTTTGAAAGGAAGGTTTAGTGTGTCGAACCATTCCATGGTCTTCATGTGGTTTACGTTATTTTTATCGTACGGATATCCGAATGGACCTTCCTCGACCTTTATACCATACCCACGATCAACAGCAAATTTCTTAATAGACCAGTAAAGTCCAGCATTGATCTCGCCGTTAGTCCGGTTGAACATTCGGATCTTTCCGTCCCAAACCTTCTTCTTAACTGCAGGCATAAATTTAGCGCCTGGAACTTCGAATGTAAAATACTCGGATAACTCGTGGACGACATGCGGTGCGCATTCCGTCATCTGGAGCATCGAGTAATCTTTCATTCTAAGTTTAATTATTTCCATTAAAACCCTGCTTCAAATTTCTTCCATTCGATGGCATTACGAATAGTCTGGTGGCGCCATTTAAGATTATCGAGGATATCTTTTAGCGTCTCAATTATATTATTTAGGTAAGCAATTTTCGCCTCGCTCGCTACGAGTTCTGGGTCTGCTTCGACGTAGTGTTGCATCTCTCCCTTTAATATCTTCAAACCGTTAAACGGATCAGGATCCCAATTAAATTTTTCGATCGCTTGTTGATCGAGTTTCCCGTTATACCACAACCACTTGTTCTTCATGAGTTCTTTCTGCTTGAACTCGGCATCTTTTAATTTAAGTTTATATGTGGATAAGAGTTCGAGATATTTGGCGTGGTGTTTTGGCGTTTCGACTGAACTCACGTCCAACTTATTATAGTCGATATGAGAGTCTTTCTTCCACTCGGCATGTATCTGTTCTAAATTCATTATGTAGTTTCCCTAGAGATATAGACCTTTCTATTATACTAAACGAACTCGAAATAATCAAATCTAAATGATACTGGGAATGTGATATATGTGCCGTCTTGCGTTGATGCGAAATTCACATTACCAATATTAATTGGGTGTGTGTTCACATAGCGGAAAGACCGGTTTGGATTATTAGAACTTGTGAGGACAGAAACGGTTATGTCTTGATACGAGGCGAGTTCAGCACCTGAAAAATCACCGGAAGATAGTTTGTGTTTTTGATCGGTAGCACGAATCATCCAATCATACAATTCTTGATAGGCGTTCATGTCTTCATCCATGATAACTTCGATACCTAACTGCCCCATCGTTAGTGATTCGCCCAGCATCGGAACGACGCCGACTCGCGGAAATCCTAATTCGACAGGATCGAGGGATATATCTGGGTGCTGAATACTTTGCGCGAAGAACTCGAGGTTCGCGAAATTTTCTTTATTGATCGAAACCTTAAATCCATTTGGCGCGAGATAGTTCGTGCCGCAATTAAAAGTTGTTGTCATGATTGTTCTCGAAGTTATTAACGATATTATTTATATGCAAAAATAACTTTATGTTGATTTACTTACACCGTATAAATCAGAAAAAGATATCGGACCAGAAATGGGAACTCCAGTTTGATCGGAGTCAACTAAACCCGCATTGCGATAATATTCGCTAAGTGAGACTTGTCCTGTTTGCTCAAATTCGTCTCGGATATCCTGTAAAGAAATTTGTCCTGAACTTTGAATTGCCATAATATACTCGATTGTTGCATAATGATACTAATATCTATATGCAAAAAAAGGGAGACCGAAGTCCCCCTGTTTCGCTATTGATAGAATTTAATTCTATGGAACAACGCGATATACTGTAAATTTATTACTACCTTGATTGCTTCCTGATCTCTTATATGTGTAACCATTCGCGGTTACTTGAGTCGGGAGAGTTGTATCGTTGACTGTTGTATTCGTAGCGACGACACCATTCCACATTACAGTAACTTCATAGACTCCTGGATCAATTGCCTGAACATAAAAATAATAGTCATTTACGTCGTAGAATGTAGCACTTGTACCAGATGCTGGTTCGTCTACTTCATAAAAATTGGAAAACGAAATTTCGCCAGAAGTCGGAACAGAAGTCTGGTCAAAATCGACCAGACTCCCATTACGGTAATAATCACTTATAGTAACTTCACCAGTTTGATTGAATTCGGTGCGGATATTCCCCGCACCTATTTGACCGGATGATTGTAGTGGCATTTAATTACCCCTTGTTTCTTAGGTCGTTCACTTCTTCTTGAAGTTCTTTGACTGCTTCGACAAGAAGACCGATCAAGGCATTATAGTTGACCCTGTCGTATTCTGTATCTTCGCCAAAGATCTTGCCTGTTGTAACTGCCTCTGGAAGTACTGCAGCAACATCTGTGGAAAGAACACCAGCAGATTTACCGCCGCGAGTCCAATCCCAAGACACACCGTTCAACATCTGTACTTTCTCAACAGCATTGCCGATCTTGACGATATCTGTCTTGAGACGTGGATCAGAACTCACAGAAGTTGAGAACGCAGTAATGTCGCCGGAAGCATTAATGTCACCGTTAACATTGACCGTAGCACCAAACGTCCAATCGTTTGTAGTGTCGTATGTTAGTGAACCAGCAGCAGATGTACCAATGTCGATACCGTATTGTGTAGATGCACTAGTATTTGCTCCAATTGCAATTGTGTCCGAAGTAGTTGCGTTCGCCCCATGACCTAATGCCAGAGCACTTGCCCCCCAAGCATTCGCTTGCATTCCAACTGCGACACCATTGCTACCATTCTTGGTCGTAGCGTATGGTCCAATCGCTGTACCGGCATCTCGCTCAACGACCGCGCCAGTTCCGATTGCGACGCCATTATTTCCGCCCGTACTAGAACCTACTCGAGCGTCGTTTCCGACTGCAGTTCCAGATGTCCGACTAGATTGTACCTTTGCATTTCTACCGATAGCGACGTTAAATTGACCGTTTGAGGATGCAGTTGGACCAATTACTACTTGTTGTAGTTCACTACTAGAAGCAGTGGCACCTGGACCGATAGTTACACCAGTATTGCTTGTGCTACCCAAGATGTTGTCGTCTACAATGCCTTGAACACCAGCAGAATCTAAACCACCACCGCCACCACCAGTTGGAGCAGTCGTCATAGAAGTTCCATCTGAGAACTTGAACTCTGAAGATGTTACTGGAGCACTGAATACCCAGTCCGAATCAGCAGAATACTCGAGTCTTGCTGATTGTGTTTCAATTACTAATCCACCAGCAGCAGTCGGACCAACACCACTATTATAGTTCGCATTGATGTGTATCGCTGCATCCAAACTTGCGTTCGCGAGTGCACCAATAGCAATACTTCTCTGGCCAGAAGTTGCATCGCCAATCGCAATACCATAATTTCCTGCTTCTGAACTGTACCCTAAAGCCACAGATTTGCTTCCAGAAGTTGTTGCTGATCTTCCGACTGCAGTATTATAGTTACCACCGCCATGAGTTGCCCCTGAACCAATCGAGACGGAACCAGTACCACCGTTGACATCGCCCGCATCAGCACTCGTACCTATCGCAACAGAGTTATGCGAAGCACTAGTGTTCGGACCAATCGCTACACCACCACCAGATAAAGTATGCGCATACGCACCCGAACCAATTCTAACGCCTGATGTTGCACCTGTTCCCAAGATAAGTTGAGTTGGATCGTTTACTGTTTCGTCGACCACGGCGGAAACTGCCGCAGAATCTAAACCACCACCGCCACCACCGCCAGTACTTAGTTCTGCGATATTGTCAGATGCGTCTTTGTAGAATAATTTTCCGTCTGCATAGTTTAAGGCGAGTTCGCCGTGCTCTAGCGAGGAAGGAGTCTGGGATGAGGTTCCAGACCTTTTGATTTTAATAGTAGACATAGTCGTCTCCTTTTTTGATGTTTTCTTTTATGTATGATAAAGGGGGCACCGAAGTGCCCAGAATGAGATATGTTATATCTATGGAACGACTCTCTGAACACTTGATTTGTATGGATCAGATT